GCCCTGTCCAGAATCCATAACTCTCATTACGTCAGATCCATACAACACATCCCTTATCCCGCTGAGTATTGTTCCAGGGAAAATGGGGGTTAATTTTATGTAATCCAGGAACACTTCTTCAGAGGTTAATGATGATATAATGATACGGTATGTTTTATAAGGGTTGAAATCATAGATTATTTCATTCCCAAAGTTAAATGAGGCATCCTCACATTGAAATGCAATATCCCATCCTTCCTCCTCTTCACCAGCACGTATCTCCACCCGTAATGTGACATCATCTGTGTTACTACATTTCCAGTTGATAAAAAGGTTATTTAAACCAGTTATACTCCCTATAGGTAATGTTTTGGTGTCCATTAACACCATACCTGGGGCTTTGGCTTGGACTGCACTCCCGTTCTGGAATTGGTCGTCATATACTACATTCGAGTTTTCTCCTTTGAACATTATTGCATCATAGGTTTGTCCAGCATTCGCTGGGATTCCTGTGTTAGTCATTCAAACACCTCATATTCATACTGGAAATCCGAAAATTCAATGTTACAATTATTGTCTGCTGTTACATAGTTCTTCAGTGTGAGGGATACATATTTATCAACACCATCAGCCCCTAAACGGTATATGCCTTTGCTATGTATAAGTACATTGTTTGTTCGTACACCATCCACCCCTAATTCGTCAACATACGCATACATAGGGGTTGGGAAGACGGATGGGATGCTCATTAGTAATTCTTGTGTTTCGGGGTTAGGAGTTCCAACAGGGTTTCGTGGAGTATTAGTGAATACTCCAGTCAAACCAATCCAATTAGGCATCTGCGCCTTGTAAGGACGCATCCTAACCCTATCAAATAATACCTGTTCATTATACCATGTCGTGAATCCAATATCACTTGGAATAATCCGTGGATTGTATGCATAATCAATATATGTCGTACCATTCACTTCTATTTTCACAGATGAGCCTGTGTTTGTGATTCTGAAAGAGTATATGGTGCCAGTTGGCATTTTACCAGTGAGATAGTTTACATTCGTGAGTGTGGTTGCACTCCCTGCATAATATTCCTGAACTCGGAGAACCTGACGGTTTATACTAGAATCATAGTAACAATAGTACCGTATAAAATTGTTAGAGTCTTGCCGAGCTAATAATGCGAACATCGGAGCATTAGTCCCACTACCCTGGCTAATAAGTTTCACATCAAACTCAACAACATAATTATTTGCATTATACGGGTTTAATTTTAAATACGAGTAAGTATTCCAATAATCACTAACACCAGCGAGTCTTGCAGAATGTGTTCCTTGAATTGGGCTTGATGAGGTGGCAGTTAATGTAGAGGATGGGCTAATCCAATTTTCATAAGGACTACTTCTGCCAGTTATTTTCCCATCTTCAAAATCATCATAAAATTGTATTGCAAATGGGTTTGATGCAGTTCCAGCACCACTATTCCCATAAAACATCATCAATGATTTCCTTTCAGGGTATCCAGGGATGCTGGGAACATACACATAGAATACTGCTGATGTGCTTGAAGTGTATGAAACCCTCTCATGACAAAGGTTTGTTTTCCCATCAGAATCCACAAAGCGTATGTCTGAGAAATCTGCCTTCATCCCAGAGGCATAAGGTACAGTTATTGGTACTACAATATTCTGCCCCACCTTCGGGGGAACATTAGACCCCTCTAACACAACCAATTTACAATAACTGTATCCTTCCTTCCATGGAATACGCAGTTGGATTTTATCATAGTTTTTCCACCGTAGAGGGAGGTTGAGAGTACAAGTGTAATCAGAACTGCTCCCGGGTTCTTGGTAGGCTAACTCCGGCAATGTGCTACTATTGTTCAGGTCAAATAAAACTTCCTTTGTGGTTTCGGTTGTGCTAATGGTTGGATCAATCCATTCAGCCACTAATTGTTCACTACCATCCTGCAAACCCCCCCAAAGTTGGCTCACTATGTTATAATCTGTTGTTGCGTTGTCTGCCTTAGTTTTTACCTTGAATCGTACATTACGCCAGTCAATATTGTTTGATTCGATTGGATGATACGAATTCTGGAAATAGGCTTCAACAGGCACTATCCCCACATTCTCCTTTTCAAATACTACCAACCCATCATGGAGAGGATAGAAATGTGTTGGTTCATTATCATCCTGTATAGCAGTAACTCCATTTAATCTGACTGTTCTGTATGTCATGCTTACACTATCCTCTGAACAAATGCCCCGGGACTGCTGAACCCTAATGAATTCAATGCTTGTTTTGAATACATCGACCTTGAGTTTAAACTATCCATTCCCAATAACTGCCGTTTAATGTTTAATATCATCCTATTAAATTTCTTACTCGGTTCATTTAAGTCAATAGTTGTTTCAAATTCCATAGATTCCAAATTTAAAGCGTTCTCCATTGATTTAATCAAATGTCGCCCAGACAGCATGGGTTGAGGTAGGTCTGTAATTAAGTAATTAGATGGGTTTAATAACACCGTACCTTTAATTTTAAGCCCAAACGATTTCTGACAGTACGCATTTGTTTCTAACAATTCCCTTGCATCTTTTGACGCATCAACATCATTGTTGACATCAGTTAAATCTTTATAACTTTTGAATGACCGATACCTTAACCAGGAATCCTTATTCCGTTCTATAACACTCCGCACCTGGTCTGTTGAACCATTTTTAACATGGTAATGTCGGTGGGCCACATTTGTAAACGCATCATCCCCCCTCGAAATTGAGGGTTTATACTGTATGCCTGTAACATCCAGTATGTTTACACCCTGTACTGCTTCCACCCCCCCAGCATTACCTCCACTTTGCTCTAATATGAAGACATCATCACGCCTTTCAGAACCATAACGAATATATCCATCATATCCAGATTCCTCACATATTTTCCTGAGTAACTCAACCTGAGTGGTTGCTTGTAAGTCCGTGGCTATCTTCATATTTACTGATTCCGCCATCATTCCAATATTATCTAAATAAATCACACTCCCACTCAGGAATTCAGCAGTCGCCATAGTTAGGGTGTCAACAAGGCGTATTTGAGTTATATGGTACTCGCTTGATGGAGCATACTTGTCAAAGGCAATCTTCAAATTAAATTTAAAGGAATTGACGACTCCAGTGAATTGTGGGGTTACACTCCCAATAACCTTCCCTTCCGTCCTGGAAGAATTGAATGTTATGGTGTATTCCTGAGCATCAACTTCGCTTTCCCCTTCTTTAAACATTGAAATTACTACATTGAATCGAAGAGGATTTACACTGCTTGCACCCCTGGTTATGTAATCAAAGCAAAGGATAGGATGTTCATAGGCATTAGGTGGTATTGCTCCGGCAGTATACAATATGGCATCACAATCTTTTTCTGAAGTGTCTGCACACTGGGAATAATTGAGGTTTTCATAGTGTAACATTAGGGATGGTGCAGGATTTCCTATGTTCTTTTCATGTTTTTTGAGGTATCCACTTACACTAACCCCATTATAATGAGTAACATCACCCATATTTAATAAGAACCCATAGGAGGCATTTACTTCAGAGAGGAGTGGGTATTCGATGGCTTGTGTAACATAATTGGTGAATTGTACTATGTTATTGAATTTTACAAAGTCAAATTTAGGTTGGTTCTCAGGATCAGGGGCGTTCCCAATATTGTAATTAGCGTAAACTGGCTCCCTATACATATCCAGCATTCTATCCACAAATTCAAGATGTAACTCCATGCTATCTAGATCATAACTGTACCCTCCAACATACCCCCCAAATTCGGGTTTAGCATCACGCCTTGTTTCACCCACCCAGAAGGTTACGGGGTCAGTGAAATCGAAAATCATCCCCGAGTAGGGATTTGATGGTTCATAGAAATCTTCCTTGAACACCACACTCATTTTAGCAGTATTCATCTCAGAAATACTATTCTTTGTATACGATGCATTCAAAGCCTCAATGCTTGTATCAACATCTCCTTCACCTGTATTTAGGCGTACAATCCTTTTGAGTATAAATCCTCCAATGTATATTCTTTTAGTTGGAAATGTCGCATTAATGGTGTGTGTACCTGCATTTAATTTTATTGTACCACAGTCAATTAATGAATCTAACCTGGTCTGTAATTCTGTGTTATATGTTCCCATATCTGTGGAATCCACCGTTACCGTCATCCTAGGGTTAGGTGAGGATGGATGGGCAGTCCACCTTAATATGTGGACGAATACCCTATATTCCCCAGGGGTGGCTATATTCATATTTGCTTCAACATAAGCACTACTCAGTGTGCTCGAATCACCTATCCCTATAAATTCATCCCCATTTGATTTAATTGTGGTTAAACCATTAGTTTTACTACATTCGTTCTGAGGTGTGTAATAGATGTTGCTGTGGTCTGTTGCTTCAATCTCTGCCTTGAAATAAGGCTCAGAGAGGATTGTAACAGGGTCAGAACCTCGGAGGGTTGGTACAAAGTTACATTTCATGTTATCTACCTCTGAACAAGTCTTAATCGCCCATCAACAGGGTTTAACCAGGACAAAGCTAAGTTTTTAAAATTTATACAATTGTTTGGTGGTTGCATCTGGTCATAAACACCCAATCCAGTCATGCTAGATGCGGGGATGCTGTTTGTTTTAATTGTGGTGGGGTCTTTTTTAGTTACGATGAGACCGTAACGATTAGAAGCAGAATGACCTATATGCCAGGGATCATTTGACAAGTTATATGTCGGGGCTATTATATTATTGTCAATATATATCTCTGCAACACTAGCAACACTCGTTAATACTTTTAAAGATACATAGTATGTATCAGGGTCTGTTATAGTGTGAAATATTCCTTTTACTTTAAATGTAGGTGAAAGGACAATATCACTACTTACTGATGAGTTTAATATTGAACCGGAAGAATCTCTTTCAATAAATTCTAAGTGGACTGTTCCAGAACCTTTTAAACCCATACCCCCATACACGATAAGTCCGGTAGGGTCATCAATATTGCTTATATCACTATAAGCACCGGGGTCTTGCATTATTCCTTGGTTAATACTTCCAAGTGTAGTTACTTTAGCACAATAAGACCCATACCATCCTGGTGACACCTGAGTAATCGGTCCAACAGTTCCAACTTCATTCCATCCTGCTACACTGGATTCCAAATCAGCCTGATTTTGTGTCAGCAAGTTATACGGCATGTAATGTAAGGAATAAGGCTGTGTTAGCATTGAAACATCAGCACCATCACTTAAACCACAGTTGATAGTGTCATCATGAAATACGCAGGTTTTTTTACTAAATCCAATGTCATCATAGTCATGTTTAACCCGTACAAATGGTTCTCCACGCCTTAATTCCCATTCAGTTTGGTTTGCTTGGAATTTGAATGATTCAGGGGTTGCATTAATAACTTGTAAATAATCTATTGTTCCAAAAGTGAATTTATTTACGAGGTTGTAATCCCCACTATAATACTTATATAGTTCAATCCCGTCCGTTTCAACATTTAATCTAATATCTCCATTCTGCACATAGAACTTTCCAGGTGCAAGTCGTTCATAATCTCCTGTTACAAATCTAGGTGATGATGAAGTATTGTTACTACTGTATCCTAATGGGGAGTTAACATATATGGTGTTAGGGTCTGAAGCACTAGGTTGGAGTAATATGCGACTTGAAGGATTGGAATAATACCCTGTTGTAGTTGTAGTTTCATCAGGAGTCGTTAATAAGTCCCCCGTGTTTGGTGCTGGGACTGTCGCCCCTAATGATTTTAGTTGGCTTGTATAAATTTTTATGTTGTCTGAGTATGCCCTTTTGACATTAGTTAAATCTTTATGAGCATGGAACACATAATACACATATAATTCCTTTGCTGATGATAAACCCATACTTCCCTTCCATTCTTGAATATATGAGGCACCATTCCATTTTGAAATAGTTATTTGTCCATTACTGTCAACTTCCCATTTCCATTTCCTTAATGTGTCTGCCGTGTACGTTTGACCCCACGCAACATTCTGTTTCTTCGCATTGTACCGTCCTAAAGCATAATAGCGTTGACTGCCACTTATTGAAAGTTCATTGAAGAAAACATCTTGCCAAGCATTCAATGGAAGATTTATAGGGGATAATGCAAGGTGTATGTTGTGTCCAGGGTCATAAGTGGATGTATCATTAAATTCAAGGTCGAACTCAATAGTGAATGGTGTTTTAAACTTGTATTTGCTCCTTAGCATACGAGTACCTGCCCACACACTTCCAGATGTACGCCTACCCTCCATGTATAGTTTCCCACCAGTAACACCAACATTACTCCCAGTCATGTTCCAAGTACCCATATCCACCCATTTGCTAGCGTCTAATGTGGTGAAATCGTCCTCCATGAGTACAACTTCCTCTTCCAATGCATAGCCGGGAGTATCAAGTGAACCCACCATAAATGGATTAGTATGATCATATTCGAAGTATTGGAGTGGATGTGTGGATAACAATTCTAGTTCCAGGGTGGCTTTAGCCCAGTATTCGTTCACATGAACTATGTCCACATCCCGGAGCAGATACCATCCCTTATGATTAAGCCGTACATTATCCCTGGTGTCATCATTCACATCTGCAGCATCAACCCATATAGGACCCCAATCATTATCATTTGACCCCCGAATGGTTACACTCTCACCTGTCTTACTTTTACCACGAGTCACTAAACCCCTGAGTTGGTTGATTTTCCAGATCGGCCCCTTGATGGTGAACTTTTCTTTACCATCCATAACTCCATAATCATTCCCCTTTTCATAGTAAAAGCCCCTGTCAAAGGTGATTGGTCCTATTTTGCATGTGCTCATATTATCACATCCACTGAGTCGTTTAATTCGTTTCTGACAACTTGTTTAATCTCCTTGATAAGACCATCTTTATCGTATATAGGGCCTGTGATGTTGAAGACAAATTCCACCACTTTTCTAGCTTGGTTTACTGGTCCGAAACCCGCACCTTGGGCGGGTCCGCGCCATGATCCTCGTTTCTGGAATGCGGTTGTATCAAAGGATTTGCCTCCTACTGTTGCCCATGTGTGGGGAATCATTCCCCAGAACCCATTTACCATACTGCAAGGTAATCCCATTGCATTTGCTAAGGCACACATTAATTGTGCACCATCGTAACAGTTACAACTACGGGAAGCTAATACTTGAGCATTGCTCTTACCATCACCAAAGTAGTATGAATAGCTGATACCGCTCATTATGGCAGAGGCTAATCTTTCAAAAAGTGCAAGACTGCCACTTTGTAACTCGTTTAATCCAATACTCATCCCAAAGATGTTCATTTTCCATCCTTTAACAAGATTGACAATACTATCCGTCCAGGGCATATCCCACCCAGCACTACACTCCGATGGGTCAGTGCATTCAAACAGTTTCATTATGTCCTTATCAATCCCATCACTAGGATGACTGCCAGGACCACTACCACCATGGGACATGGAAAAGGCTCTTGCTATTATTGCATTGGTGGTGTCAGCCACACGCCCACCAATACCTCCAAAGAAGCCAGCACCATCAGGCAAGCTCACCTTCTTATATATGGGAGTGTTTGCACCAGTTCCACCAGCTCCAGGGAATCCAGCACCACCAGCACTTGCAGCACTAAAACCAATACTCCGGGATGTGTTGAAATATGCACTGCTACGGCCACCTCCAGGGTTCATGAGGAAACTCCAGAAACCAGCCAGCCGATCCCATAAAGTCTTAATAGGCCCCCAAACCCGGTCACGTATTACAGCAGCAGCAGCAGTAAGGCTGTTCTTAAGATAATTCCATGATGACACAATTTTATTCACATAAGGAGCCACAACACCCCATATCCGTGTCATCACATTATTAATCGTTGCCCAAACAGCATTCCATAACCATATTGTTGTGGACTTGATAGTTGTCCAGGCCGTGTTTATCCAATTAGCCAAAGTAGTGATCACACTCATGATAATTGTGATACCATTCATCAACATCTGACCAGCAGTAATGAAAATGTTCATAAGCATCAGGCCGAAAGCATTACCAGCAGCGTCACCAAACAATAACGTAATAATCATAGTCAGGGGATTGTATTGTGCTATGAACTGGAACATACCCATGAGAATACCATACCAGTCAATACCAGAAGCCCATGAAACAACAGCATCAAAGAAACCACCAGCAGCCCCTCCACTATTAAATATAAGCCCAATCAGTAAACTAATAGGATTGTACTGCAATAGGAACTCACCAATACTTGTGAAAAGACCAATCCAATCAACACCCATCAGGTAGGATACGATAGTGCCAACAATGTCAAGCCCACCACTGAATATGCCCATAAGACCATTCCAGAAGGCCACACCCATACCCATCCAGTCAATGTTAACAATCCAATCCCATAACGCTGCACCAACATTCTTGAATCCATCTATAAGACCAACAAAATCTCCCTCTTCGTTAAAGAATGAACCTACCAGTGCATCCCATGCACCTGTGAGGGTGGTGAATATCTGGTACAGGAACTGGCCAACACCAACAAGGGCATTCCACCAGCCGATAAGACTTTGCCAGGCACCATCAAGAATTAATCCACCAATCCATGAAAGTGCAGATCCGATTGGTGATAAAACATTCCACAACCAAACCGCAGCACTAACCAACTGGTTCAATCCATTACCAATCCATGAAGTCATAGGACCAAAGAATGCTTTTATCTGACTGGAAAACTGAGTAGCAGCTGCATCACCAAACAAGAGGCGGACTAGGAGGGTTGCAATGTTATTGTCTGCAAAAAATCCGATAACCTGGTCCAGTGCTCCGGCCAACATTGCACCCAGATCTAATTCACCTGATCCTAAACTTCCGAACAAACTATTCCAAATGTACTGACCTAAACCTTGGAAGGCGTTGTATATTCCTGTGAAGAATCCGTTTATCACACCAGCCCAGTCAATACCTGCTAGCCAGTTCCAGAGCATCCCAAAGGCATTTTGGAATCCTTGAATTATTCCCACAAAATTGCCACTTTCATCATAAAAAGCTCCGAAGAAGGCTTTAACAGCGTTGGCTGCCATGGTGACAACCCACACAATCTTATTAAAATTCAATATAATGAATAAGAGAGGGTTGCTGAAATAAGCTAACAGTCCAAGAACCTGGCCTAATGGGTTGTTCTGGAAGAAATCCCAAACCCGGGCGACTGTGTCGCCTAACCATCCGAACAAGTCAATAATACCCCGGACTATGTCAAAGCTTCCAGTGCTAGCTGGGAATAGGTTTTTCCACAATGGGGCTAAAAAATTAACTAAATCATTCCAAGCTTCTTTTATACCCGTGATAATTGCAACAACATGAGGATTGTTAACAAAAGCATTCCACAACCTCATAACTCCGGCCTTGATGGCCTCAATCATAGATCCAATATCTTTCCAATACCCAAACGCAACACCCAATTCATAAACTACAAAAATCAATGCAGCTACAGCAGCAGCCACAGCTAACATTGGCAAGGTAACAGCACTTATAACTGTGCTTGCAATTGTAGTGATTGCAGTAACAGCTTTCATTCCACCAATATATGCTAGAATAGGACCCTGTAATGCAAATAAAACTAAGCCCAAAAGCGTAAACGCCCCAGCTAAAATAGCAATTCTAGCTCCTTCTGGGAGTCCATTCCAAAGATTTGCCAACCACTCGACAATATTTTTAGCACCGTAGGCCAGGTCAGCTAGGGCCATGGTGAGGCCATAAATTAGTGGAGCTGCAGGTATCAGGAAAGCTCCAAAGAGCTGACCACCTGCAATGGTTAAAACTTGAAGAGCATCATCCAAATTGTTGATTTCCTTAGCCATCTGAGAAAGACTACGCTCTTCTAAGACCTGGTTGAGTGCTGCTATAATACCCTTTTTATCACTTTTATCTCCACTCCACAATCCAGTGGCTTTAAGCGCTTCACCTGTTACTCCAATCTCACTTAGTCGGCGTTCCCATCCCTGACCCTGGTCTATAAGGTCTTTCAATGCCAGGGCAGAGTCCCGGGCTGATCTTCCTTCCATACTCATTGCACTGCTAAACACTGCACTGGTTTCAATGAAGTCTTTAGCCTCATCCGCGTTTAGTTTGTAGATACGGGCCATCTTTGCAACTTCAGTACCCACAGCATTCATGTCTGTTTTGCGGTATATTGTTTGAAGGCGGCTCATTTCATCAAGATATGCAGTTACTTGTGAAGTGCTCCAGCCCATTCCTTTGGCCATTCCTCTTACGGAACTTTCAGCGTTCACAGCACTCTTGGCAACTTCCATTATACGCATTGCCAGTTCCATACCAAGGGTGATTGCAAGCAGGCCAGCTGTGATTTTTAGGAGGTTCATTGCATTTCTAAGTCCACCCATTTTTGATTTGGTTGCATCCGCATTTGACCCTGCTTTTCTGGTTGAGTTAGCGGTTTTATCCATTTCGTTAGATGTTCTCCGTGTGGAGTTGCTTAAACCGTCCAAATCGTTTTTCAATCCTGCTGATCTGGATTTTGCAGTGTCCAACCCACGGTTGAACTTGGATACGTCTAGTGTTAGGAATGCTTTGATTTCTCGTCCACCGAAAGCCATAACTAAAAACTCCGTTCTGATTTTGAAAAAGATTAAATAAAGTGCATTGCTATAATACTAATTACATAAATTTGATGAGGGGAAAACTGATGTTAGGTTTACGTAAAAGTAAGTCTGAAAAACTTGAAGAAAAAAGAATTAAAGATGGTAATAGGTTCAATGATTTTTTTGAAACAGAATCACACACGTGGAAAAATATAGAATTTTCACCAGGAGTGGGATGTACTATTGAATTAAATGAAACAGAAATCAAAAGTCATGGAATGTTAACAAAAGGTGCTGCTACAGCCGCATTTGGATTAGTTGGTTTAGCAATGACAACAGGATCTAAAAGTAAAAACATAAAGGTTCCTGCAACTATGCGTATAGTGCAAAATGGTATCCTATTCCAAAGGCATGATGAAGAAGACATAAGAGTCCCATGGGAAAGTATAGCAGAAGTTAAAGTTGTTCCTGGGATGGGTGTATGGAAATATTTGATTTTAGATTTGTCTGAAAATCCTAGATTAAAGATCAGATTTGATCGTACTGTGAGTAAAAACGTTTTAGGGATGGTTAAAAAATATGTTGATTCCCATATCCCTGGTTTGGATGATGGCTGGAATGAATCCCCTGTCCATTCAATAGATTCTACACCTAAAAAGCAAATTGAATCCTCATCCATGGTCAACAATGAATTTTGCAGTAATTGTGGTTCTAAATTAGAGGATGGTGCGAATTTTTGCAGTGAATGTGGGAATAAAATCCCATAATCATTTTTTTTTATTGGATTAATCTGTAGAAATCGGTTTCTATCATCCGGTACACTTCTGATTCTGATGAGGTTATACCATGATCCAGGTACTTCGCAGTTCCCCGTTTAGGATGGCTGAACTCCAAATTTTCATGTTGGATATATGAATAATCATAACCCCTACTGTATGGGTTGTTGCGGACTGAGTAACCAAATTCCATTCTGAGAAGATCGGTTAAAGTGTAGATTGTCTGTTCATAAGCCCCTTCCAAGTATCCTTTATCTAATGGGACATAGGGGGTGGTTTTTGTTCTTATCAATAGACCTGCGTCTATCAATGCGTCGAATAATCCTTCCTTAACTTTTACTTTTACAGTTCTAACCCAGCGTTGGAACTGTGAATCATCCACCCTTAACATTTTATTCTTCTTCCTGTAAATCTTCCATTACTTCTTCCATCTCTTCTGAATTAGTCCTCTGAGATGTGTTTCCCACTTTATTTTTATTATGTTTGTTATATTCCTCTTCCTCTTTTTTCATGATCTCTTTTTCACATTTCAAAAGATGACTAGTTGTATAAGTATCTAATTCCCAGTAGGATTGTGGTGAGAGGTTGATGCCGGGAATCCTTCGTACAAGGAGGAAATAATTGTCCAGCATAACCTCTTCAAGCATCAGGCTTAATGGTTCAAAGTTTTTCGAGTTGTTTTTGTCGAAAGTTTTCAGCCTGATCCATACTGGCCTTCACAACTTCACGTATCTTCTTATCAATCTGTGTCTGGGTGAAGCCAGACTGGCACATGTTATAGAACATTCCCAGGTTCTGCACTTTAATCATGTCTATGCTATCGTATTCTTCGATGAACTCTTTGGGTGTGAGTGGATCTATCAGGAGACATGCTAGTTCTGCATAGGTCTGTTCTAACTTTTTCTCCAGCTTCTTAATCTCATCTTTGCGTTCGTCCTCGGAATTGCGTAACTGTTTTTCCAATCCTTTCTTTTTTAGGGTGAGTTTGTCAATGTCATCAACAAACTTGATCGCCTTTCGTAGTTCATCATCGGTAGGGTCTTCAGCAGATTCTATTAACGCTATCTTCTTATTAGCCCTGCCAATCTGTCCTTGGATGTCTTCTATTTCTTCTTCAAGGTCTATGTCATCCTGGAAGACGGGTTTCATTTCTTCTTGGAGTTTTTCTATCTCTTTCTGGAATGAAACTAGGGTTTTGTTACTGCATCTTTTGAATTTTCTTTCTTCTCCACAGAATTCTATTTTTGCACGTGTAAACAAAAAAAATCACTCTCCCCTTTTTTTATGGTTGTGGTGGTGTAGGAGCCTCAACCTCTCCTATGTGCAGCTCTTCTAGTTCGGTTATGATTTCAACATCCATGAAACTAGCTTCACCTTCATCATTGATTGTGAATTCAACGTCTATTGATTTACGCTCATCTCCACTTTGTGGTGAAACTGCCTTGGTGATTGTCACATCAGGGATCATGATTGTTGTACGATAAAACACATCTTCCCCACTAACTGTTTCAATCTTTGGTCCGATTGATTCTATCATGATCTGTTTTCGGAGTGGTTCTGTAGTGACTTGTGTTCCATCGGTTGCTCCGGTCTCATATTCTGCTTCGATCCCTTTAGTTGCACTAGTCCATGGTACACTGAACCCTCCCTCGGATTCTCTCACCCCCATGTTTTTACTTTGGACTCCAAAAAGGTCACCAGCGCATGGTTCACTTTCAGCGTTATGATTGATTTTTATGTTCCCTTCAAGCACACATGGAATGGCAAAGTCGTCTTTGTTTGCACTTGTTATTACATCATCAGTGTCAGCGTAGTAGAGGATTGTTTGTCCTGGTCTGATTTTCACTTTTTTAGTTGGAACAACACGAGCAGGGTTATCCTGGTTTAAGAGGGGGTAGTCTGCAACGAAACTGGGTTTCACGGTCATGGATTCATCATTTTTGAAACTGATTTCTAGTTCGTTGAGCATACAGTTATCGTACACGTATGCGTCATCTTCGGTTTTGGCATATCCGTTGTATAATGTGCAGAGTGCGGGGTCTGCTGGTAATTCAACATCTACTGTGAATGTGTATTTTTTGGCCTTTTCCGCCCCTGATATTGCGGGTACGGGTCCTGTCACGTCTCCATATAATAGGTAGAAGTAGTCTTCCCATCCTTGCAGGTATCTTGCCTTATCCTGAAATGTTGGACTGCTTTCTGCTTTTATACGGTCCATTCCCATGTTAAGCGTTGCACTTCCGGTGTGGCCTTGGTCTTCATCATGTTCTATTTCTTTTTCAGGTTCAAATTCAGTGCCTGGAATCATTATTAGTGGGTCTTCTGCTTCTGTTTTACCAGCGGGTTTAATACCTAATGCCCAGTAATGATATGCCAGGTTGGGTGCTATATTTCCCATTTATATTAGTCCCCCTTTTTCTCTTTTCTTTCCTGTTTTTTGGGTTTTGGTTTGGGGTTGGGTTTGATTTCCTTTTCAACCCGTTCAACTCTTTCGAAGTATCCTGATGCGTCTAACATTGATATTAATTTTTTATACTTATCAGACACATCTATTATCTGGTTTTTCTTTAATTCCTCGGTTTTGTCCATTATTCCAAAAATGACTAGGTCCATACTTTTGTGTTTGTCCGGACCATTGTACTTAAATTTCATAAAATCACCACTCCTCCTTTATCTATTTTCATAATTCGTATCTGAGTTTGAATGCTACTCTTAGGATGTTGCTGAAAAAAACTTCTTTATCACTTTTATTTTTATATGGCTTGTAGACTAGGGCTCCGATGGGATATGTTTTAAGGTATTCTAGTTCGATATTATGTCTGGTTACGAGTTCTCCTGTGATGTTGCCTTCTCTGATTAATGTGATTATTTCTTCCTCAAAATCCCATAATTCGATGAATAATTCTTTTTTGCTCAGTGTGTCTGTGTGTCTTCGTATTTCAAGTTGTTTAACGTATTCATTGCAACCGGATGGTGTTTCTTGTTCCATTTCCCCTACTTTGAAACTTAGGGCTGGTAGGGGTGTGCTGTTTGGGTCCATTAGTGAATCATCATAGTAGATTCGGGTGTATTTTCCTTGTTGTTTGATGTATTTTGCCAGGTCTTCTAGGATTTCTTGTAGTTTGCTCACATTGAATTCCTCCATGTTATAATAATGAGGATCCAATCAAATCCTCATTAATACCACCCTCACTATCATCACCCTCAGAAGAATACCCATAATTGTTGATCGCCCTATTCACAATACCCAAAAGTCGGTCAGCATAATTCTTACTATCACTAGTCCCATCACTCATAACATGGCCTTCATGCTCCCATTTACTAAGCCAAACCATAGCAGCCGCTGCCATGTACTTATATTTAAGCAAAGATTCAGGGACTGTTCCAATCTCAACACTGTCAATGATATAATTCTCACCAACAGGTATGCTTTTCTCCAGGTCTTCAAGCGTGCAAACACAACTGTTACTCCGGAATACAACATCAGACAATTCAATCCCTGTTATGGTCTGATTCAGATGTATACTTAGAGATTGTACACCTGCAAGAACAGAGCTTTTAGGATCCATTGACTGGTCATTAATCACAAAAGTAACAGCACCCACACTATCCTCAGCTATGGTTTCACCACTCCCACTGAGTGATGAGAGAGCCACATCCCCCTTGAGTGTGTCATGGAATTCTAGTTCAACCTTGCTGGGGTCTAAATCCCCATCTAATGGTGATACTTTGATTTCCACACTGTCAATTGAGAAGTAATCCCTTTGTATGGTGGGGATGATGATCACATCACCCTCAGTGAGGCTTGTGAATCTTAGCAGGTTTGCATGGGACATGTCTTCAACAGCAATAGATTCAACCTTTTCGGATGGTTTCACGTCATCTGTTGCTTCAAAAGAGTAGGGGTATTGTCTGTCAACCTTGAAACCCTTGAGATGATGGAGAACCATATAGTATTCTTCCATCTCTAGTGCAGGGTCTGCCATAATATTACATCCTCAAGGGTTTTTTTATGCTTTTTCGTATTTTACGATAACCAGTCCACCAGGGAAGGCTTGACCATCACCAGTCACTGTCTTTTTAAGGCTTAGGGAGTGTCCTTCGGTGACTTCAGCATCAGTGGATACTAAGTCCACACCAACGAAACCTTCAATAGTGTTGGTGCTGTTCACTGCCCTGCTGCCTATGCTGGTGGTTCCGGTTCCATCAGCTCCCTTGTTTTGCACATCGAGGGTCATATAGTTAGTTGCCTGACCTATGTCCCCATTTGGGACAACTTGGACATCCTTCACCACGCAGTTGAATGGTGCTGTGAAAATTGCTCTCTCGAAAGTGTCAGCAGCAAGTGCATCAGCAGGTATGACTCCCTGGAAAAACAGGTCCTGATGGGATTCGAAGGCTTCCATGAAGTCTGTTAAAACCTCTGTTTGGGCTTCAATTGCTTCTTTTATCACTTTAGTTATCATCATTCATCCCTCCTTTTTATGATGTTGATACTAAGTCAGCGATTCTGAGCATTCTTTCACCCTGTGCTCTGGGGTAAGCTCCAGCAGTACAGGCCACTTTAATGGTGGTTCTGGGTCTGTGTTCTTCATCAGCGTTGTCAAACATTAACATGGACACGGGTGGTAGTACGGATTCCATTCCCTGGATGGTGGGCATGGATTTGATTTTAGGGTTGTTGTATTTCATCATGATAACATCCAAGGCGGGCATGTTACTGTCGAATCCTATTGCCTCTCCTTCATCGAAGTTCCTACCTCCCCAGAAGTTCTTAGCATTAGCAAGGTCTAGGGCGTTTTTGATTGTGAACCCGTTTTGTGGGAGTTTGTAATCACTAGTTGATTGGGCGGCTCTTGCTTTGAGTTCCACATCGGCCTCTGTACCAAATGCGATTCTGTCTATGTTGTAGGGTAATGGTCGGATAGCTGCCTGGAATCTCATCACATCACGAAGTAATGATTTGAACTCGGTAGCATTTTCACCCCATTCTCCTATGATTTTCTCATCAGTTACGAGGGTTGCGTTGTCTTTTGCGGTGTTGTAAACGATTTCATCCACATCATTTGCAAAAACGTATCCCATTGCACTGATTTCATCCATTAGGTTGAAATTGGGGTGTTCCATGTCACTGTTAAGGATTGAATATTCAATCTCATTATGCACTAATTTGAAACCGGAGGGTGTGACTACTTCTCCACGGATTTTACGTGCACTTGCACCTTTAGCTAACTTTTTAGACTTCCCTGTCTGGGTTAAGAATTTGTCTATGGGTGTGCTTTCAACTATGGTAACCTGTTCATTGTCCACTTTCAAGAGTGGGAAGTTACCAGCGAAGCGGTATCCTTCTACCATGCTTAGTTTTAGTTCTGCTAGGTAGGTTCCTTTTTCAAAGTCAGCGTACATTTCTTTTAAACTTGCCATATTCTTATGCCTCCAATAAAATTATTTTATCCAAATTTTTATTCTCTTGTTACGCATCCAATAGCTCCACGGCAATCCACAGTAATGTAACCTCCAGTGTTGGCGGGTATTGCCTCATAACTGTAAACAACGTTACTAGTTTCACTGGTTTTGCCTAATTTGCCTGTTGCTGGGTTGATGTTGAGTTTATCCCCTACGACGATTTTCACGTTAGTATCTTCTAGGGGGAGTTGCATTTCATCATTTTTGAGTCTAACAGCACCAACATACCTGTTATTGTAGTTTCCTTGGGTTTTGGTTTCTTTGGGTAGTGTTCCATCTACTTCGGGACTGTAAGGGTTGAAATGTGTTGCTACCTCTCCATTGCCCACTTTTTTAAGTGCTAATTCTCCACTTCCTCTTACGAGGAAACTTTCTTCATCTACTTGTGATGCGAATGTGACCTGTTCATTTGGTTGGCCGTTGTTGGGGTCCACTCCTTCACGGTAGGTCATGGTTCCTTCTTCTACTTCGTAGGTTTTCACGTCTTTTTCTTCAAACATTGTTCCAATTTTAGTCATAAATTTTGCCTCCTATACATATTTACCATCGTTTTTTCTTCTTCCGGAGTTCCATGAAGTCTTCAGGCTTATCATCTCCGGGGGTTTGTGTTCCATCATCATCTAAGCCGGGAGCTCCGTTATTTCCTACTCCTTTTGGTTTTTGTGTGATGATTTTATGTTCTTTGAAGAATTCTAATTTTTCAAGAGTCATGTCCTCTAATTCTTTTTGGAGTTCTTCATCTTCACCTGCTAATTCTTTGATGAGTTTTTCCTTCTTAGTTTTCTCAATTTCATCATATTTTTCTGCTTTTTCTTTATATGCTTTGATTTCTTTTTCTGTTTCTTTTTTCTCTTTCTCTGCTTCTTTTAATTTATTTTCAAGCTCTTGTTTTTCTTCAACAGATTTGTTAGTGGTTTTTAACTTGGATTTAAGAATCCCAATTTCTTCTTGCTGTTCCTGCTGCTTCTTCAAAGCAGCTTCCAACACTTCGCTTTTATCACCCAAATTATCGTCCTCCTCACTTTTTTTAATACTATTATACAAAATATGACTCCTGGGAGTGGCTGTAAGGCCAACCTCTTTCAGATAGCCACTGATGGGTAAGTAGAATTCATCATACTCCACAAGGTTCATGTCATCAAAGACTGGGCTTATGCCCTTATTTTTGATTTCCAGGTTTTCTGGTGGTTGTACTTGGAGAGTTCCATCTAGGTAGACAAAATTCTCCAACTCCCCGATAACTTTCTTATCGTGTTCATCAGTCACATCTGCTTTACCAGTCGTGGCTGCTATTTCTTTTAAAAATTCCTCGGTGAATTTAACTGGTTTATCCAGACCGTGGTCGGTGTAGTTGACTAGGCCGGGTTTGAAAATGGGTATTAGGATAGTATCATACCTCCTTAAATTTGGATTGATTTATAAAAATGAATATGGAAAAAAATATAAAAAATTTAGATGATGGTTATGTCAACATATTTCTCTGACTCCTTCAAATAATCAACATATTCCCCGGTAGCATTATCTTTCTCAGGAACCAGCACACAGGCCCCATTAGGATGGTCATAAGGCCAATCCCCTATCAGCCGTGGTGGTAGTCTGGCCAGGGCATAACATTGTTGACAGGTACGCCTGCCACTAACAACCCAGTAATATAACATGTTTTTACCATATCTCATCTTCTGGGCGGCTCTGGTAACTTTTTGTTTGGCGAATTGGACATTGAATTTGACAAAGTTTTTAGTGCGTCTTATTGCTCGTTTGAAGTTAGACTTGAGGTTGAAATTCTTAGCTTCGGCCATTTTCTCCTTCACGGCCAGGGCTTTGGTTTTAACATCATCCTTCAACTGGTTGATTGTTGCTTTTACACTTGACTGGAGTGTGTTGAATGTTCCTTTCAAGTTATAATCGAGTTTGACTTGGGGTATGACTCTTTCATGAATGTTAAATTCTTTGAGGACTGTTACTCTATGTTCTTCTATGATTCGTGTTAGTTCTGTTCGGCTGTTATGTAGTAGTTTTTCACCGGCCTTGGTAACTGCGGAGGGGAATTTCTCAAGGACATAATCAACACTTTTATGTTCAAAGTCTGTGTAAAGTTGGGTGAGTATAACATATAAGGCGATGTACATTAACTGCTCATCAGAAGTCATCTCTTCATCCACATCAGCCGTGTCTGATTCAAAGTTTTCATCAATCCATCCTAGGAGTTCTTCGTTTGTGGGGATTTCAGTCACCATCAACCATCACACCCTCATCATCAGTTCCATCATCCACCTCTTCTCCGTCTTCTTTTTCTTCTTCTTTGGATGATGTTTTGCCTTTATCATCTGATTCCATGTAACCCGCTTTCTCATCCGATTCTTCAGGGTGGAAGTTAATCCATACTTTGCCTGTTTTACCTGCTAATTTTAGTTCGGGTTTGAATAACTCATTCTCAACATACTTTTTAAGCCATTCACGGTTATATTCCAGGAACACTAACCGACCAGTGTCTGGACTGTCCATCAATACTTCAGCAGTGGCACGGTTACTTCCCTCCGTATCAAACAAGGCATGGGGTGTTGAAAGTCCGTCAAAGATTTCATTCTTGAAATCCTGCTTATAACTGGGTATGTCTGGAAGTTGACTTGTACCAACCATTTCAGCCGTTATACCAAAGGGTAGGACTATCACTCCTTTTTTATGATAATTAGTCGTAGCATCCACAACAGCTTCACGGGATTTTTTATTTAAACGCTTATTACTTGCATCTTTGTTCCCCATGGTAACTACGAGTATGTTACTGTTTTTGAAAACTGTCTTCGGCATCATATCCGATAATATTCTACGATAATATACGGGATCCAGGACATCCATCACAATGGATCTGCCTTTTCCTTTGAGTTCCATGTACCTGGCATTAATGATCTCTCCAGGTTGGAATGGTACTGTCCATTCTTCTAGTTTTTCTCCTAGTTCTTCGAACCGTTTAGCAAGCCATCCTTTATTGGTGTCAGTGTTTCGTTGTGTTAATTGTTTGAATCCTGTTACTCGACCGTATTCATCGTATATCTTCTTTATACGATAGTTTTCAGCGTCAAAAGCAAGCAATCGGAGTTGTATCTTGTTTTCTACTATGACTTTGTTGTGGAATACTTCACCATCCACCTGGCCACTCCAGAGCATGTCACGCATGACCTGGACAATATCCCAATCATCACTTTCACACCTTTTTTTGATGTATTCCACTGCTTCATCATTGTCTCCTTCGATTATGAAGTTGGATAATGTTTTTGTGATGTTATCATTAATTATTCCCTTCACTATGGGGTCGTTGGCTGCGAAACGGCAATTTTTAATTGTTCTTTTAACTTTGAAGGGCACGGCGTCTATTAGGTTAACAGAATCTGTGTCAGTTGTTTGTGTGTCATCAGTTTCTATTCCCACTTCCTCTATTGCATGTGGTTCTGCATTCCGTAGTAGGAATCCTTTGTAATTGATCCTGTCTAATAATCCCATGTAATATCCACCACTCTCTCTCTCTTTTTTAGTAAACATAGACGTCTTCTTCTTCAATTTCCTGTTTCTTATAAATACTCAAAGGCCCTAATACTCCGTACACACAATAACCCATGGCATCCATTGCATGGTTCTTAAAATCAACTGGTTTGTCTAGGATGTCTCCATCCTTATTTTTTTGATATTTGTAATCTTTAATTTCCCTTTTAGTTTCAATACATCCTGGGCTTATGTGGATTTGAACACTCCTATTTGTTTGAAGTCTTGCAGCCACATCTTTAACACCTGGAACTGCATCAAAACCATAATCACAAAATTCTTGAATTCTATCAGGTTCGGCTGCATCGCAGTAAACTTTATCTAAATCTTTAGGTTTTAATCCCTCATCTTCTAATTCGGATATGATTAATTCAATGAATTCGCGATTAATTAAACGTCTTTTATATATTTCACGGACAATATAGGGTTCTCCATCGTACCATCCAATTAATAAGAATACGGAAGGGTTATTAAAACCAAAATCAACACCTGCAGTCCATTTTTCAACCCCACTTTCGGGGAGTTGTTCATCCCAATTTTCAAAGACAATATTGGATAGTTTTCCCCATTTGCCCAGGGTGTATTTATAATAAAGTTCAATGTCAATTTCTTTAAGTTCTTCATATTCTGCCACATAATCTGCAGGTAGGAATGGATTTTCAGTATAATGAAAATGAAGAATGGTGCCACGTTTTTGACGGTGGAAATAGTTATAAATCCAATGATCTGTACCTTCAGGAGTGACTGTTAAAATAAACTGGCCATATGTTTTTTTACTTGCCTTCCCACGTATCCTTTTTTCAAGCTCTGCAAATACAGGAAATGTTGTTTCCTCGGCCTGTTCAACCCATACCATGTCTAGGTTGAGGCTTCGTATTTTCCTAAGGTCGTCTAGGCTTCTGAATCTTAGAATCGTGCCATTGAATAATGTAATCCTTGGATCTAATGATGATTTATTTTCTTTATATTTGATCTTGTAATCGTCTAACGCCTCTTTAATTTCAAACCATGCGGTTGCTTTAAGGGCTGGCATTGTCTCCCTAAAAACACCTATCCTGGACCTTGGATTTTCAAGTCCATATTTTAAAACTTTATGAACTGCATAAATGGTTTTGCCACTACCCGCACTACCTTCTACTAGGATTTTCCTATCAGTTCTATTAATGTTAGTTGCCTGTTTTCGACTGAGTTTCCATTGTATCGTCTTCATCAGAATCAACTACTACAATTTCAACCCTAACATTTTTATCTTCAGGTTCACCTTGCTGGAGAATTTCCTGTTTGGTTTTAACTGCTTGAAGACCTAATTTTTTAATATCAAGTTCTGTAATTTTATTCTCATGGTCCACTTGAAGATGTACTTTATGAGCTAAGTCTATGAGGTCATCACAATATTCAAGGTCACTGACCACTTTATCTGATGCATTTTCTAACCGTTCTTTTGACTTTTTTTCATTGTATTTCAGGGTGGCTTCTTTGTTAATGTTGAAATGATTTTTTCTGTAATTGTTAATGGCGGTGTGACTGATTTTTTCTGGAGGATCTAATGATTTTAACCAGTTTGAAATAAACCGTGGAGACTCTCCGTTTTCTAATAATTTGTCTATTTTATTCCGGTTTGGTGATCGTGCTACGGCTGTTTTAGGTGGCATTTTTAATCACATTATTGTGTAACAGTTTTTAGTGTAGATGTAAAGGTTGTAAAGGTTTACGGTGTAAATGGTTGCCTTTACAAGGATAGTTTTTTTTTTTATTTCTCTTGGTGGGTTTGGGTGGTCTGCCAGTTGCTATGTTCTCATCCTTTTGTGGTGTTTTTTGCTAACTAAGTATAATTCCATGCACTTGTATTCGGTGGGGTGTATGGGTGCATCAATATAGGGTTGTAGTACGGTTTTGAATGTCATAATAAATTATTTACATTCCTAAGAAGATTGTTTTATACCCAAACGTGATGAAGAAGCTGATAATCAATCCTATCGAAACGTATAATAGTTTTTCTAGTTTGCTTATGCTTTTGTCCTGGTTTTCATCATTCTTACCTATGGCTATAACGGCTTTCTCTAGGTTGGTGACACGGTCAACTAGGTTGGTGTCTGCTTCCTCACTTTTCTCCCCAATAGCATCCACACGTTGTTGGAGTCTTTCTTTTTCTTCCTTGTTGAAGTTGTTTATGAGTTTACGCTTGTCTAATTCATGAGTTAGGTGTTCTATGCTCTTATTCACTTGGTCGAATGCGTGTTTGAGTTTTTCGTCACGTTGTGTGAATGATTTGTAGAATTGGTCTTGTTGTTTTTGCATTTCTTCTAATGTGCTGGTTTGGGCGCATTCGAACTGTTTGTTTGGTGTGTGTGTCATATTATCATTGGGATATGGGGGTTGTCTTATCCCATGTTTGTATTATTGCTTTTTTTTTAGGCGCTGTCAGCTTCTACGGGTTCGAGGTTTGGTCGGGGTTTGCAATAATTGTAAACGGCTAATAGTATTGCACTGATTAGTATACCATACCTGGCGTACATTTCTGGTCCTAACAGGTTTTGTAGTAGTGTTTGGTCTGCTACGAACACTCCTAGGATTATTACTCCTAGGGTGATTAGTATTGTGCTTATGTTTCCTTGGTCCATTTTTTTTCATCTCCATTTATTGTTTTCATATATTATTTCAACGAGTTTGTAACCTATTAGTAGGATTAGAAAGATTATTAGGATGTCAAATGGGTTGATATTATCACATTCCTACGTATTTTATTATCCAAAAAAAATGTGTGGTTGAAAGAAGGAATATATGGGGGGTTAGGGTCATGTAAAAAGAGGTGATAAATACATGAAATATGGTACTTTTTTTTGCCCCTAATCATCCCCATTTTATTTTTATGTTCCTTCTTTCAATGCTTCTATGAAATTGTGTGGTATTTTGAATGTGTGCTGTCGTCCCAGGGGGCCTTTCACACTTACATCCACATCCTTTTTTTCTTTTGTTGTGTTTTTGTCTAAATCTTCCGGTTCTGGCTTTGTTGGTGGTTGGTAGTAGTATAAACAGTAACCTGTGCTTCCGTGTTCCATTCCACTAATACAGGAAAAATCCATATCGCACGAAGTACAGTAGTACATTCCTTCGATGCTCGTAAATCCGGGTATTACGCCGTTTGCAGGGTCGCACTGTTCAAAACTGATGTATCCACCGCAATGCGGACACCTATTCACGAAATAAGGACACTGGTAATGCCGGTAGTATCCGCCATCATAGGTTGATGTGGGGTATGCTGACCCTACGTGGACGTAGGTGTCTGTAATCTCTAAATCAGTTACACCGACATATTGACCGTGTACTGGCGAGGTAAGTAATGATGCTGCAAGTAAAATGAAGATGTAGATTGTGTAGTTTCGCTTAATATACATCCCTCCATCTTGGATGGGGTGTTTTCTTTAAACTTGCTACGGCTACGCCTTAACTTATGGCCACTAACCTTTAAAAGCCTGGCTAAGGCATGGTAAAACATAATATCACCTGAAACTATTAAATAATAATTAATTATCATTTTTTGGAAAAAATGGGGGGGGGCCTTGGACATCCACAGCCATGACCCCCACACATACTTAGAGGTGTACATCTTCTATGGTGTACCAAATCTCGTCTTAGGAAGGAATTTTCCATCACCTCGACTATAGTAAGTGATGAACATGAAAAAATAGAATATTACCATTCAGGGACATAAGTCCCATAATCAACCCGATCCTCTTCATAAGAGGAATAGGTTTTGTCAATATCGCTATAATCGTACTTATTTCCCATAGGATATTTAACCCACCGGGCCGGTGGAATCCAATGAGGGGGGCCTGATAAAACCAGTCCACATTCACAGACTAGTTCATCATGCTTCTTATCATAATCAACAATACGACTCCCACATTCAGGACAGCCTTCAACATATTTCTGTGGTTTTTTATTTCGTATTTTGAAATAATTAACAAATTGAGGGTTTCCATAAATAACAAGATGGCCCCGGCTACATTCACGTTTAATACCATTTTGTATCAATTTTTGCTGTTTAGGATTGAACTCATGCAGACACACTGGACATATATTCTTCCGTACAAGTTTCAACCATTCAGGATCTTCAGCAAACTTTGCCAGTTACAACCAACCCCTCTTTACTTTGCCGTTATCACTATAATCACATAACGAACATGACTAAATGATTAGGGGGCTTAAGAAAATAAAATAGGAATGGAAAATGAGTATTTTATTTTTCCCTAATTCTGCGAGATAATGCCATTTTCTTCTGGAAAAACCCCCCTAACTTAGTTACAATATTAGCATATTTCCCCTCAGTTAAACCATGCTCCCGGGCCAAAGGATATTGGGATAAAGGTCTCTTTTTAGTGTTGAGAAATTTAATGTAGAAAATGATTGCAAGTGTAACTGTTTCATACTTACAACGGGCACATAATTTTTTAGTCTCAGGACCATTAATGATAATCCATATAACCTGCTTTTGCAGGTCACCTTTAACATTCAACTGTTCCATCTGCGTGAAGGCCACTCTTATCTTCTGATTCTCCCTCCACTCCTTCATCACGTTGATGTTGTTTGAATTCACCTCTCCTGGCTGTTTGGTTTTATATTTCCATAATAAATATTCTGGTGTTCTAATTCTCCTATCCACTTCTTTTCCTGTTTCCTTTTCAACCTGTTCTGCTGACATCACAAATATTCACAACCCTTCTAATGGTATGGATAGTTTGATATTTCTGAGCCTGGGGTCAATGACTAGTTGTGTTTGGTTCTGGATCTGTGGAGGTAGTTCTTTGTATGTGTTTATTATAAGGTCTAATATTTGGCCGGTGGTGAGATCATCATAGTCAACTGGTTCAGAGGGTTCGGGTTTGTTTAATATTTCAACTGGTTCATGAACTACAACATCCCGGGTCTCTGTTTCCTCTTCCAGTGTTTCTGTTGGTTGGAGTGTTTCATCTGTTGTTTCCACAGGGTCTGATTCTGATTCAAGGACTTCTTTAACACCCTTGAGTGGTAGGTGATAATAATTAACTCGTTTGATTTGGTAATGCTCTACCTCCCCTCTTTCCTCTAGTTCTCTCAGTGTTTGGTAGGTTACGTCATAGTTGATTAGTGGTTCATATCTTTTCAGATATTTGGTTATTTCCTTCTTCTTCTTCGGTTTTATGCTATCCTCTAAGTATTCGAGTATTCTTTTCTCTCTCTTCTTCACAGTTTCCCCTTTACCATTATTTGCCACAGTATCATCTCCTTTTATTTGTTTTAAACCCTTCCCTGTTATAATATAATAAACATTGTCTAAGTGTGTGAACCGTTCCAGGAATCCATGAGTATTTGTCAAGTATTCTATGACTCTGTTTTTATGCTCCCAGTCACCTTTTATCATGTTTTTGGCTTTGTACTCGTTTATTGGGCCATCATAATCTCTAAATTTTTTTAATATGTTGATGGTTTCGCTTTGTGTAATCGTTTTACCACATCCTTAATTACTGTTATATCTATACAACACATCTTTTAATAATCCTGCCAATTGTGGAACTACACAACCAGCAAGTACCACTAACTGACACTTCAAAATAGTTCTTAGTGCTCACAGTACCCATCTCATCAACCAGCTGGTAGGATCCACACCTCCAACAATGAACATAAGTTACCATGTCAACAACCCCCAAAGGCTCATGGACAGATAAGTTATGAAAACAACAACCATCCAAGGATTATGTTCCTTCCATGCAGCACCCACAAAAATAGAGTTAGATGCCAACCATAGAAGAAAACAGAAGGGTTCTTTCAGGACATTCAACCATGTACCAGTGATGCCCAGAAGAACACCAGTGGCCATTACCAGATCGGTTTTCTTCATTCTGATCTCCACTTTGTTTTGAGCTTTTTTTTAAGAACCGGGTCCTTCACCTTGAATTCTAGTGTTAAACCAACCGTCCGGGTAACACAGGGAGTGTATTTAACAGCCCTGTACACTCCGTTTTCTTCAACCCGGAACCACCATATGCCCCATGTGCCTGTCATGTCTTTCCGGTTTACTTGTAAGCGTACGATGCTTCCAACTTTATCTTTCACATCCAAATAGGCCATTCACATCACCCCTTATCTTTTTAAACTATGTTTCTCATGGTAAAATGGACAATCTGGTGTGCATAACTCATAAACTACTGTTTTATCTTTCACCGTCCGTTTTGTATAATAGCTGAAATCAAAGAGATTATCACATGGCATTTTAATCCACCACTTCCCATATTTCATAACGTGTTTTACCAATCCAAAACCAACCCATATAACTAGTAGGAAAACCTATCTCACCTTCGCAGCTGCGTTCCAACAATCCCATGAAAAAAGCATCCTTCCGGATCTCCACCAAAACCTGAAAATAATAATTGTCTTCACCTGACCTGTAATTTGATGGCCCATGATAGAATGTACATAACCTGGTAACATCCTTCTGTTTGAGTTGCAAACGCTTTAGTAACACTTCGTAGATGGCCTCATGGAGTCCTGGACTCCTCCTATGACTATCATTGTAAGGATAAGGTTTGTAACCACCTTTCACCTGTTCTTCATTGAATCTGCATTCAGGATCACAACCATGGCAGACATACCAGTCAGGACCTGAGCTGTGAAAGAAACAATCACCCATTTTTTAACATCCCTTCTAAGTCTTCACATTTACTTGAATCAAACTTATAGCAAGGACATTCAACCTCTTTTTTACCATCAGTTAATGTTTTAACCTTCCTTTTCCCTGATAAAAACTGATCAACAATAGTACAATCCACGATTTCACCAAAGAGCTTTATCTCTACTTGCTCCCTCATATCACAGTTCCGGTATTCATTATGATGTTTGCAGTAATCACAATCTGAATATCCCCACGCTCCCATCAATCCACTCTCCTATCCGGTACGAACCATAAAACCTGTACTTGGCTGTCCTCCTGGAGCTCAGGATCATTCATGATTAAACCCCCTCACAGCCTTGGATTCTGGGGAGTATAATAACAATCATCTTCATAACCCCAGTAAGCACCATAGGCTACTAAATCATAAACAATGGCTCCATCTTCATTTTTATATTCGTCATAGAGTGGTGTGCATGATTGGTTATAGCACTGGTAACTCCATCCATAGTAATCAGCATAAAAAGCTGCCACTGTTGGGATGAACACACCAAGATAAGTAACACTCCCACAACATGGGCAGGGATAAGGCCATGGTTTAATTTCCGTGTTCGTTCCTCTGAACATATGTTTATTACAATGGGTACGATTTCCATCCTCATCAACCACTTCCAACCGGCCCTTCTCAAAGAATTTGTTATAGCACTTGTTGCAAATTGCTATCTCTTCACCAGTTTTCACTCTTTCAACTTCATGAAAGTTTTTTGGACTTAAATCAGAACCACATTCATCACATTTAACTAATCCCATCCTAATCAACCCTCTTTCCATCCACAATAATTCCAGTCGTGGTCTGGTCGATATGAATGCCTAAATCTCCTAATTTCACATTAACTTCTAACCTGTGCCATTCACCATCATTAGGGATGTTATCCCAAAATAAATCTTCAATATCCCAAAATAAATCTTCAATTATTGCCATCCAATACACCTCTTTTACTTATAAACCGTTTACCCCATTTCTTTAAATTTCATCTTCATCTACCATCTGGCAATCCTCAAGGTCCATCAAAAACCGGCCCGCTGGACACTTATCCACACAGTAAACCTGGCCAGTGGTTTGCTTATTCCAGTACCACTTTAACCTAGCCCCACAGTAGGGGCACCTGTAAATTTCCAGTTCATAGTCCACGTCACTCATCCTATCACAATCCCTCCCTTTCTTTCAATATACAAATCCTTATATGATTACAACCTTCACAATCACCATCACAAAACACCATAGGCACTGTGTAATCCTGTAACTTTTCCCAGTTCACTAATTTTTTTTCAACGAACCTTTGAATAACATTAAGCTCAATATTAATCCAGTGATCATGCTTGAACCAGGGCCTATCATATATGGGTCCCTCTCTGAGTTTGGGAAACTTTTCAGTCCATCCGGCTTTTTGTGCTGCAACTTTTAGTTTGTAGTATCGTATCCACCATAGGCGTTCCGCCTTGGGTAAGGTTAGGAATGGTTTTTGTTGATATAACTCATCGAATTTTTGGGTTTTGAGTTTTTTTAATTGGTTATTGTAGTTTTTACGCTCCATAAGGCCCCCTCCGTATACCGCGAAAAGCGCGCAAGTCGCGAAATAGCGCGCAATGCGCGACTTTATGAGCAAAGGAGCATGGAGTATTCTTTATATAGTCTCTAACTATCGCGCAAAAATATCGCTCAGAATGCATACGGAGACACCCCACAGGTGGTGTACTAGTCACACTTCGCGCTTTTCGTCTATTGCGTGACTTTCGCAACCTTCGCAACCTTCGCTTTATCATACCGATCCCACCCTGGAACATCAACATCAAAATCTTGCAGGTGAATATTTAAACCCTCAAAGATTTCGTCCTCACAAATAAAATCTTTAGCTATTGATCCCAACTCCCATTCAATCAACTCTTTTTGTTCATCACTCAAAACCAGTAGATTATCAAGAAGTTCACTACTAACACGGCCACTGAGTTGATACTCATTAGAATTAGCTTTTTTACCAACTACTTTAAGAAAACCAGCCCTGTTAAGTTCCCCAAAATAATTTTGGAGGCTTCTTTTCTGCAAATGCGAATCAGTTAACTCCATAAAGTCGTTAACTGTGAAAACTCCCATATCACTAATTTGTTTCACTTTAGGATCTGCAATCCATTCATCAATGTTGCCTCTAATTTCATCCAATAATTCCGCGGCTTTTGGGCTGATATTAACACTTATACTTTCATGGTAAACTTCTAAGAGACTGATAAATATTTGTATATCGCTTAGGTTAGTGTAGAGTATGTCTTGACCGTCAATATTAAATGTAGCTCTATTATACCCATTAATGGCTGTGATGGTCTTTAAAATACCATTGTATTTATCTAAATCTCGTTTAAAGTATTCTGATTCCCCAAGGAACTTAATAATGCTTTCTGTATATGGATTGTTAATTATGACTGTTTCCATACGCTCCCGGAGTAAATACACAATATATTTAACTATTTCCACTTCGTTCAAATAGTTCTGATATTGTTTATGTGTACGTCCCCCATGAAATTCTAACATTTTCTTCATAGCATGGAACACGTCTTTATTATCCATTCGGGGTGTGATAAAAATACTACGACTCATCTCCTGGTCATCAAAGGTGTGCCCAGGTACTGTGGTGTAAGTAGTGCATGGATGACCAAAAAGCTCGATATGGACTCGTTGCCTATCTCCATAACTATCATTCCCTATCATTGTTTTAGAAAGATAACCATCCGTTTGTAACTCTTTAAGCAGGTCTTTGATTTCCATCACAAAATCTTGTGATGATTCGCCTCCAAGGTCTCCAAAACTAACAATTTTACCATCATAAACTCTTGGATTTTCAACCCCCTTATCATAAAAAGCGGCTTGTGTTGTTTTCTTTTCCTTAATAACATACTCATCAGGAATCAAACTCAAAGCAGTAGTTTCTATATGGGTCTTCCCACTCCCACTTTCACCTAAAACAACTACATTGATCGGGTTTCGGAGTATAACTTGGCTGGCATAGGCTATAAAAGCAAGAATAATGTTTGCACGTTCACCAGCCGTGAGCCAAGACACTAAACTGGCAATGTAAATCAATGGTTGGTCTTTGTTTTCTAAGATTTGTTTGGCCGCGTCAAGGTTTGCTTGCAGTTCCCTTTCATTTTGTAAACGCTTAGTTTCTTCTTCTTTGTCTTTGCTAATTTGGTGTAGTTGGTAAAGTTCATTCAGGACTTGTTTAACCTTTTCAAAATCTTCATTAACAGCATCTTTGCTTAACCTGCCTTGTGGGTTTAAATGTTTCCTAATTTCTTTCCCTAGGTTTGACTGTTCACCAATCATTAACGGCTCTACTGTTTTGAATTTAGCAGCTTCATAATTATTAGAATCTTTTAATACATATAGAACATCTGTTTTGGTAGTGTAAACTTCTAATGAATACTCATCTGGAAATGAAACATTGTTTGATGTAGTCTGTTCTGTAGATTCAGTTTCCAATATGTCACCTCCCCTATAATCCTCTGTTCCCCTTCAAAAAGGTTAAAAAAAAAAAGTATAATAGGGAGGAGGTTTATTTGCCCCGTAGGAACTGGTAAACTTCCTTCTTCTCATCAGGGGTTAATAATTGTTCGCCTACCATGTCCCTAGCCTTCTGACGGATGTTCTTAGCATTAACTGTTTCGCCTTCACTGAATTGGTCTAAGACTTTGGCATAGGTTTCATTCTCGAATCGTAGTGATTCCCAGTTGGTGGGTGTTATATCCCCATCTTGGACATTGTCTTCGGGGTTTTGGACTTTCTCAGCCTCTGGCATTGTAGCGTCAAACTCTGAGTCTGGTTTGGTTTGGGTTGACTTAGGACGGTTAGAAGATTTAGGCCTGTTAACCACCCTTTTCTTATTCGCTGGTGCGGGTTGCTGGACTCTTTGACTTGTCTTGGGCTGTGTGAAACCTTTACCCATCATTTCCTCGGCAGGTGTGGCACTATAACCAGCCAGTACCATAACCCATCCAAGGGGTATTCTCATGGCCTTACTCGTCGCCCGGGTAGTGGCCATTGATTTGATAGCGTATTCATCTGAGTTCCGCCAGTTAGCCTCTTTACTACTGCATATGGCCTCACCCTTGGACACTTCAACACCGTCCAATGTTCGGACTATTACACTGGCCTCATAGGCTATCTCGTCTTCACGATCAAGCCTCACACTACTTTCAGGGTATGGGAACACTCCCAATAATGCTCCGAGTGTGGTCCATCCCTCAACAAAAACATGACTTTTGGCTCCGATAGGTTTGTAGAGCTTCTTGGTTTTGATGATGTCACTTAATTGGTTAGCTATATCAGTGGCCTCTTCAATAATCATACTTGGAGATGAGCTGTTGAACAAAGATGGACTTTGCCCTTGGTTTTCGACAACTGCAATTTCATCTTTCATCTTAGTTCATCTCCACAATTCTCACAGTGTTGTAGTCAAAGTCACCAGTATGGGTTTTCACCATAACCGTAACGTTTCCCATCTGGTTAACATGGCCCTGGAGCTCCTTGAAACTCATGTTGTAAATGTTGTGGATCCCACCGGTGCCGGGTTCGTTTAATTCTTCTATGCTGTCAATGATGTCATAGGCCATGCTGCCTTGCCAGACTGTGATGTTGTCTTTCAGGCTTTTGAAGTTCACCCGGGCTTTGAGGGTTTCCTTGTTCTTATCGTTGCTTAGGTAGAGATTTGCACTATAGTTTTTCTTGGTTTCACCGGTAAAGTCGTCTGTGAATTCGTTTTCATAAATTTCTGAGAGGTAAATTTCACCTGTGAAGGTGTCCCCATCTACCAGGTCATTCACCTTGAAAACCTCATAATCTGCTCTTTCGCTTAGTTTTTCATCCACTTTCTGTGTTTTCTTCCTTAAAGTTTTGAATACTCCCATTTAAATCACCTCTCAGCTTTTTCCCATATCCGGGCTAATTATATCGTCTTCCGTTATATCTCCGATGTTGGTTACTTTCTCCACTTCTATCTTGCTGGCCTCTTCATCGGCCTTTTCAGCCTCAGTTATCCATGGGGGTATGCGTGAAGGAAGCTGCCTTTTTTTAGCCATCGCCTCAACATAATGTTTCCACCTTTTAGCTTCCTGAGCATCTAAAGCGTGCTGGTTGACTTGCTGTTCAACCCATGCTTTTTTTTCTGGTGCTGTTTTAATCGCTGGCAATCCTTCTTTCTGTCTTTTTGCATTGACTATGTCATAATCAGTGTCTATTAAGAGCCTGTTTTTCTCATCAGATAATGAGGTGCTGGTTTGGATTAAATATCCCTCTGCAGCGTCTAAGGCTTCTATTATTTCCACATCGGTTTCTAGTTCTAAGGGGTTTAATGACTCAGTGTCATAAAGGTAGGCTTCCCTCTTCATGTACACTTCACCGGTTTCCTTGTCAACGCCTTTCTCTTGTATAAGAGTTTCTCGGTCTATTTTGTACCCTTCCACGGCATTTTTATTTAACAGGTTAAGGAATCCTACGTTGCTGTTGCTGCATATGTAGCGGTAGTGTGGCCTTGTTGGCATGTTTTCTTCATTCCCTTCCATTTCTTTCTCATTTTCCATTTTTAACCCTCCTAATAAGTGTTATCCCACGTTTACGGCTGACAATTTCCCAGCCTTCCGGAATCTTAAAATCAATGTATGGTATGCGTCCACCGCCACGGTTAACCATCCCTAGCGACCTCCCATCTGGAAGAATATAACCAGGCATACCATGATGGATAGTAGTATTGCTGTGGGGATGTGGTATAAAGTGATGAATTGTTTAACCTGCTGCTGGGTTGTTGGTTCTCTCCGTTGTAGGCATGCTTTATGGAATTTTTGAACTCCACGGTCTTGCCTGCATTTGGCTTGTATGTCTCCGCATCGTGGGCATTGGTAGTATTGTCCTTGGTCTGCCATGTTCGCACCAAGACAAGATGGGCATAACATTTTTAATCATCCCCTTGTGCTTGTAAGTCGTCTTCTAATGCAATCATATACAACATAGAATTAAGGATTTTGAAAACTTCCTTTAGTTGCTGACTGCCAAGACTTGATTCTAGTTTTAGTCTGTTAATCAGGTCTTCTGGGAGGCTTTCCACTCCTACTGTTACGATGGGTTCGCATTCTGTCATTATTCATCCCCTCCTGTGAGGTATTCGTCTCCAGGGATGTAATCAAAAGCCTCACAAATGAGGTTGTAAACAGTATCTGGGTTTGATAGATTGATGGTTTGCTCATCTGCCATCATCCTCACCTCCCAGGTTGTGGTGGTGTTTGCCCAGTTCCATGTATTCACTGGTTAAGGCTATTCCGAGTCGTTCTATTCTTGGTTTGCGGTACCATGCCCATAAACCGTGTTCTTTCACGTTTTTCATATGTGTTCCCTCCATTTTCTCCTTTTCTCCCCCTTGTTTTGGTGTGTAGGGGAGAAAATGGAGGACTTTTAAAAAAAGAGTCCTCCATCAATGGCTGAAGATTTAAGGTCTTCAGTTTCAGGAAAAATTATAGTTCCTCCTATAAGATTTCCTATAAGTAAATAGATTTCCATCACATATAAGTTTAATGGTAATTTGACTGATAAGATTAAATACAAGAAGTCTGCATATATTAAATATAAGTAAAACTAAAGGAGAGATTATGAAATTGATATACGAAACAAAAATAGGGCAAGCTGACACCAAAGGAAAATCGTCAAGAACAATAATTCCTATGGAAATCATAAAAATGCTCAAGCTTAAATGGGGAGATAAGCTTGTCTGGACTGCTGATATTGAGGGAGAAGGGGTTACTATCACAGTTTCAAAAAAAGAATGACCTAATCCACTTATCAGAAAAGGATTGCAGAACATCTGAATCACCTGGACTCGGGATCCAAAATCAAACCTAACAATCTCTCATTCTCAATCACTAATTTTCGCCGGTTAGGATCACCAGGTAATAGTGTTTTCCATTTCTCAAAATTAGAATCAAACTGTCTGCGTAAAGTGTTTAAATCAGAATCAAAGTTACCACTACCCTCATTGTGTGGTAATAAACTATTTATGGTCGTTTTGTTAAATTTATCCATGCGGGACACCCCGTGGGACTCCGAGGGGGGTGGAAGTTTAGCGGCTTGTTACCCTCCTAGGAGCTTCTCCTCACGTTTACACTACCCTATATATTCTGAAGGTGTATAAAATAGTAGTGCCACTGTGCACCTGAGAAGTATTTATAAGATTTATTCTAAAAAGAGTATTAACTTCCCTTTTTCATCCGCAACAAACGCTTAACACGCTCCAAATCATCCTTCAACTCCTTAACATCCTCATCAGTATGGTTGAAAACTTGCAAGTTGCTATAAATAGACACATGCCCCATGTTCTCAAAGTACAAGTCAAACATGGCCTGTTCATTGGTTTGGAAGTACCGACGACTAGTTTGGTCATAAACCTGATGACCCATGAGGCGGCGTGTGTTCATATATCCCAGTGTGGTGTTTTCCAGTTGCCTGGCGAACCATTTCCTGAGGTTGTGACTTCTGAAATAGATTGAACGCCCTTGCATGCCAAACCCGCACCGATTATTCAGGTCACGAAAATATTGGCTGAAAACATTAGGTGCTAATGGCCGCCCCCACTTATTTTTGAACAATTGCTCTCCCAATGACAAGGGTGGGGTTGTGCTCTCCAGATACAATAAGATATACTCAAGACTCTCTTTGGTGCTGAAAGTTACATAAGGATAGTCGGTTTTAACACGCCGTATCTTCCATGTGAGGGGGCCTTTGATTGAGTCTAAGATTTCTTGTCGGTGTTCCCCTATACTGTGTAGTGTGTTTAGTGTGATTTTGTAGTATTTGGAAACTGCCTTGGCCATGTCCTCTAAGGTTAGGCTGATGATTTCACTCCGACCCATAGCTGATGAACACATGAGGACTATGATCGCCTCAAAACATGGGTTGCAGTTTTTCAGTGCAAGTTTGATCTCAGGTAGAGTGGGGATCAGTAGGGATGTGTTAGGATCAGTTTGGAGTTTTGGCTTTTTCGGGAGTTTGATATCGTAATGAAAATAAAAAGTCCTTATTATTGAGATCTGTTTACTTACCGTTTCAGGGGTATGGTCCAGACCTTCAAGGTATTTTTGGAAATCATGGAAGTATTGTGTTATTTTGCGTCGTCGTAGGCGGATGTTATTGTCTTCTTCGTCTTCTGCTTCTTCGATTAACTGTGTTGGTGTTAGGCCTGTGGTTTTGCAGTATTTGGTGAATGCATAGGTGTATAATTGTATTGTTGGTGGTTTTAGGCCACGGTCTTTTATGACTTCCTGGAAGATCGGGTCCTGTGTTACGTCCATGTCCTATTATTTATCATGGGGTGTAGTATATAGTATAGGTGTGTGAGTGTTTGCAAAGTATTATAATAAATTTTGGGGGGAAAAGGTAAGATAGATTTGTGGTTTCACATTATAACTCTGTTGGTTTTTCTTATCTTATCCACTATTTGTTGATAAAAAAAGCACCTCCTTTATACATTAAACTGTATAATGGAGGTTTAAAGATTTGTGATATGTATTGTGTTTATGTGTTATCACTGATACTTATTGTAACTTATATTAAGGGGGTTTTTTATGGCTTGTAAAACACCATAACACTTTTCTGACCACTCACTTGGTTGATTGCATTGGTAATCTGCGTATAGGTGAACTCCTTAACTCCTTTAGTTGGATCTGCAACCCTCACTCGCTGGGTTTTGGGGTTGATTCCCACTAGGAAGATGTAATGTCCATAGTTATGTGCCCATACTTTGTTTCCGTCTGCGTCTTTGGATAAGGCTGGGTATGTTTGTATGTGGAGTATTATTTCGCAATTGTTTTTTAACTTCTTGATTATGCCGTCAAAGCCAATATCACTGAGATAGTATTCTGCTATGTCCAGTTTAGGATATAACTTTCTCATAGCACTGTATAGTTGACTGTGGCTGGTTCCTTTGGTGTTGGTTCCTGCCAGGGATGCTATTTGTGATTCAGTGAATGTTAGTCCGAGGGCACTGAATACCATCTGGGCGGATGAAGGCCCGCAAGTGTAACTGGTGTCTTGGTAGTCTTGTTTGAATAGGCCGGTTAATGTCCAGTCAGTAGGGTTTTGTGGAGGTGTTATGGGTGTGTCACTGTTTCGTAGCCATACTCGGGGTGGGTTTTTCTTATTTTTTGTGATGTATGCTTGTACTCGTTTTACTGCGTCGAGGTAATCCTTTTTAGTATAGTTAACACCTTTCACGGTTACATAAGCAGGTAATGTGTTATTATGTGTTGTTTGGTATCTGAATACTCGTTCTATTGCGTCCTGATATTCCGTCCATGTTGCATTATATTCAGTCATTATATTGCCTCCCAGAATGTTAATAAAAAGAATCCGAATAGTAGTAGTAGTGTCCAGTAAACGATTGTCTTGTTTAATGCTGTTGCTATGTGTGTGAATCCTAAAAAAAAGAGATAAATTAATACTATTATGAATCCTAATTTAACAATCACACTGTTGCCTAATCAGACCACACTCCCAAAAAAAGAAGGTTTTCAGGATCCATGATTGATCCTGTTCTCAATCAAACTAGTATCAACTTTCACAGTACCCTCTGAATTGGTGGCTGATATTCTCAGTATGGCCTGCATGGCCTTATCAGACTTATAACCCAATTTTAGGGGTAGATTCGTGTCTGCCTGATCAGGCAAACTATAACTTGCCAGGGGTGTTGCCTCTGAATCAATCAAGGGGTCTGATGTGGGGTCAATGAGTTCTATTTTCACCTCACCACCAGTGAAACTTTTATTAACAAGGGCCTGCCATCTATTCGTTTTATACGCTGCCAAGAGCATTGGGAAGTCACGGAACACCGGGTAATCTGCGGATTCACAAGTGAATATAAGGTGTCCGGGGATGGGATCACCGAGAAGGTCGGTGTCGGTTTCAATTGTTCCACCCTTACACCATGCCTTATAGTTTCCAGGGATTTGATTATGATCAAAAGATTCTACTATATCTGTTATTTGAGCGTTTGATGGGATAGACATCGAAGTATTACTAAATTCTGAATTATAGAAATTAATATGTTTACAATTTGTTCCAAGAGAAGGAGCATTCTTAATTTTACAATCAATACAAGTAATATCTGCGCAGATATACATTGCTCTTGAAGAACTCTTTAGATTCTGCATTACAGAATCAATAATAGTAATATTCGCTGATGTATTAACAATAGAATTACAACTTATTAAAGCACAGTTTTCAACCATAAGTTTATTGCATGAATTTTTAGCAAGCTGTGTGCCACTTGATCTTGAATAAATCGTACAATTTTTTATTTTATACCCATGGTATGTTTGAATATAAAAGAACGGGGTACTATTTGTATAAGTACAATAATTTGTAGGCATTTGTGATGGATTGGGGGGGTTTTCATACAGGATAAACATGAACTGGTCAAATAATACCCCTTCTGCACGATTAAAATAACCTTGATAGAATGCACTTGGCTTATTTGTAGATTTAACAGTAATTGGGCGTGTAAACATAGCTACAACATCACCCTCAAGCCTATTGGATGCCAATGCCGGATTTATTGTAACTACTTTGTTTATTGAATCATAAGCTGTTACTGTGTATCTTCCTTTAGGAGTTTCAGTTATCCAATCATTTATTGTTTCTTGTGCGATTATAATCTCGTCTCCTTCTTGAATGTCAATATGATCATTTAAATGTATTTCAGTAGTTCCAATTGCATGATTTCCAATAATAAAAGTATAATTTGGTGTTTCTGGAATCCAACCACACAAATATATTTTATTTGTACCTGACATTGCGGATGAGGCAGTTGTTACTTCCCCTGTAAAATGTAAGGTTGCCAATGATGTTGAACTACCTAATGGTGCCCTTAATATAGGATTATCATCAGTTCCAACATTTAATATACCATTTCCTTGTATTTTTCCACTCCATTTCAAATAGGTTATAGAATCATGTTTGAAATTTAAAATACCATTGATAGTCAAATTAACTAATCCTGTTGCGAATCCTGATTGATCCACATTGAATATTACTTCATGACCCTCAGCGATTATTACAGAATCCCCATTTACCGGGACACCAGAATCCCATGTTCCGGCTGTTCCCCAATTACCGCTTGCTACTGATGTTATTGTTGCCATACTTGATCACTTTCCTTCTTCCACACGCACACCAACATCAGCAGTACCCGCATTTACTTTCCCATAAAACTGGACATTTTCACCAGCATCATAGGCCGGACTTTCCTCTCCAGGCTCCAAAGTACGGAAAACCACACCCTCACTATCACAAAGTAGTATATCGACTAGGTCTTCATTTCTGAATCGGATCCACTTCCGACCAGTTAAGGGTGTGGTGGGCAGTGCTGTGGGGTCTGTGTCTAATGTGATTAATGTTCCAAGGGGTATTGTACTGATCGTAGTGTTACCCACCACCACATAAGGACCCATGTTGTTTCCTTCCACTTCGTTAGGCCTGCCACCCGCTTCTAAGTTTCTATATCCCATAACCATTTCAAATCACCTTCTTACTTTTGTTTTCTTACTCTTCTTCATCAAAAATTAAACTGGTATTAATCTATATCCTTACCTATTCCCGCCTAATCATGTTCCTACCATCCAATCTAAGTCCAATCCTTCTAGCATTCACATCCCAAACACTCTTTTCAGTATCCAATATAGGCACGTATTCAACCATTTTCGGCTCTTTATCTTCTCCTTCAATTACGATCACAACAGTTTCATTAGGCTGTGTAACTACTTCCACATCACCATATTCTTCTTTCTTAGCCTCTAATTCCTTTATTAATTCTGATATTTTCATTTCACACTCCCTCCTATTAGGATTTCAGGGTATACCAGGACTGAATGGCAACATAACCAACCCAACTGCCATCCAAGTAACATTCTGAGCAGTACTCCAATTCGTATTATCTACATGCCTCACGGTAAGTGTAAATCCATTTAACCCAATACTAGTAGGGTCTGCTTTCAACACCGTGTTATGGCAGGACGCATAGACATGGGGAGGCTCATCGAATGCAACATTGAAAGGAACGCTCGCACTTACTGCTGAAGTCCCATTCCCAGTTATGGTGCCCTGTCCAAAATCCATAACCCTCATTACT